ATTAGCATAGTTTTCGAATATATTTCGTTGCACCTGTGTACCAACTTTATTAAATTCGTCAGGTGTCATATATCCTCTTTGTTGTTGGTTAAGGATTAATAAAACAGTTTTGTATACAGTATCTACATTTATTGCCATTATAGTATATTTTTATAATAAAGGCGGCGTGTTGCCGCCCTTATTAAATTATATGTTAAGATAGTCTTTTAGTTATCGTTTTATAGACTTCTACACCTTCATCAGTTTTAAACCATGCAGCTAATGCTGAATATGGATTTTCATCAAAAGGAACTGTCATTAACCTACGATCATTACTCCCCCAATGGACAGTCCTCTGATCGCCAGAAAGTTTTAATATTCCAGCCTCAACAGCTCTAATACCAAAATTTCTTAATTGAACATTATCATCTTTAGCTAAAGCAATAAATTGTTTAGGATTAGATTTTGCAAATAATAACAAGTCTCTTCTAATTTCTTTGGAAGTCATTGTAGTAACTTTAGTTCCACTTTGAACTCTCATTATTGCCTCTGCTTGATCAATTTCCATTTCTTTAGCCGCATTTAATGCTAAAATTTCAATTTCTAAATCTACTAATTCATCTTTAGCATCTTCAATAGGCTTCATTTCTTTATATCTCTTATCTCTATCGGGATGATAAAGTGATAATAATTTTTGCAAAGCTTGATGTTCTCTTGGAACATGAAGAAAACCGTCTTTAAACACAATATGCCTTATTGTAACTTCTCCTTTTTGTTCATCAACAAATGGCGAAGCCTGATTTGTAGCATATCTTAATGCTCTTTGAGAGCCTAATGTTTCATCAAAATAAGTTAAAGGATACTTTTCAGTATGTCTAGATTTTAATGTAAAAGTTAAAGGTTCTTTATTACCTTTTAATTGATAATTTCTATCTTTTATTTCCCAACCTTCTTCTATAGAAGGTTTAGTTTTTTCTTTTGTTTTTGCCATAATATAATATAATTAAATAGTTAAAGGTATTGGGCGCCGAAGCGCCCTTACCTTATAAAAAAATTAAGCTACAAATAATACGAAATTATTTCTTGCTTGAGTACATAGACATCTTTCTGATAAGAAGTTAACCTCCATAGCATCTAGAGTAGAAGTAACAGCACCGCCAACAGAACCTGTTAACCATGATTTCATTCTTCTATCATCTGCTTGAGAAGCTCTATATCTTACATGTAAGAAAGGTCTCCTAATGTTTGTTCCAAGTAACTGATCGTATACTGTAGAAGTACCAGCTGGTACTAATACACCATCAATGTTGTCACCGTTAACAAAATTAGTTGAACCGCCTCTTGTAGAAGCGTCATTTAGATATTTCCAAGAAGTTTTATAGAAGTCATATGAACCTCTTCTAAAACCAGAGAAACCTAAGTTAAGCGCCATGTCTTCAGAGTTTTCAAATACACCATAAGATGTACCACCAGCTCCGTAAGAGTTTTGTTGCGCTAACATGTTATCAAATAATAACTCAGTTTTTCTATCTAAGAAAAGCATATTTTCTTCAATAGCTCCTTGAGTATCTAAATTCTCTAGAACTTGATCAAAGTCTTGTAAACTTCCAGCATAGCCAGAAAGTACATTACCACCATTATTAATAGCAGCAAATAAACCTTCAGTACCTAGAGTAGTTGTTGCAGCCGAGAACGAATTAACGTTAGCAAGGTTATCTGCAAAACTTTGAGCACCACCACCTGCAGCTGCAGTTGCTAGTTCACCTTCAACCATTGCCATTTCAAGATAATCTTCAAATCTCATTCTAGTTTCACCTTCAGCTTTTAAATACCAAAGATACCCACTAGTTCCATCTTCTCCCGCTACTTCAACCCAACCGATTTGCGCAGTATCAGATCCACTAACAGCGTATCTGTTTCTGATTATGATTGGTTTGTTTTGGAAAGTTGATAATTGAGGTTGAATAGATTCTCCTGTAGTAGCATTGTCTAATGAAGATCCTTTTGCATATTCAGAACCGTATACAAATACTTTTAATCCAGTTACTACTGCACCAGGTACAGCTGCTCCAGAAATAAAGCTTTGATTATAAGCATATGCAGTAAAAGTTGCATAAGCAGCAAGAGCACCAACTGGAGCACCTCCAGAGTTTCCTACTATTGCTTTAACGGTAAATGAAGGGTCATTAGGATTCATAACCACAACAGTTGCATTTGGCATAATAGCATTTTGAATTGCTCCACCTGCTACAATTGCCGCACCTGCATTATCATTGATAGTCATTGTAAAACCATCAACAGCTAGACTTACATTATCATAAGCGATATGTAATCTATTTTGTTCAGACCAAACTACTTGGTCAGACATCATTGGCATTTCAGCGCCAACCATTCTTAAGAAGCCACTTAACGTTCTGTTTCCATAACGCTCTACCTCTGCTTCATAAATTTCTGGTAGATATTGTTGTGAGAAATCTCTAGTTCCATCAGTAAAACTCATATAGTTAGAAACTAATAGTTGCTGATCAGAACTTGGAGATAATCCCCCAAACTGAGGACTTAATACACCCATAATTGTTAATTTTAATTGTTAAATTTACTTCGTTTAATTTTCAATTTTGAACTATCTACACCGTCTATAGCTCGAACTTTAAATCCTCCAACGTATATATCTTCCGTGCCTGATTGGCGCGCTTGATCAATTGTAGGGTTCTTAGAACTTTCTACAACGTTTTTTATTCCATCAGATTTTCCTTGTTCGTAAAAATGATTTACTATTTTATCTATATTCTGTGCAGCATATATAGCTTTATGATAACCTTTCGTATCTTTAACATTCCCTTCTTTGTCTAAGAACTTCTCGACGAAGTTGTTTAGATTAGATTGATTTTCTGCAACCGCACTGGGATTCTTAACACCGTATCTAAATTTCTTTTCACCAACTTCGAAATCAAAACCTTTGAATTCATCAGTGAACATTTTTTTAGTATTATTAAGAAATTTTTCATGCTTTTGCGTAGCTATTTCTTGTTCTTTACTGTAGCGATTAAAGAAGTCCATAGCTTTTTGTTGGTCTTGATTTACGCCCGGCCTCAACTTGATCTCGTCGTAATATTTATTTTTCATTTCCTCCAAAAAGTACTTCGCTTCTGCTACAGCTTCTTTTTTAGCGAGTTTTTTTCGTTTGACGTCTCGCTCTTCGTCAACTTCATTATCATAATCAAAGCTTTCTTCTAATATAAAGTCAACTTCTTCTTTATTCAAATGAGGTTTTGTTTTAGTATAATACTCTCTTAATAAAGCATCATCATTTACGCTAGAATAATCAGCGTTAAGTCTTACATAGTCTTCAACTGTTCCACCAGTATCTTTCATAAAATCTACCAGTTTTTCAACATTCTCTGGTAAATCCACAGTTTTAGGTGATACTTCATCTATTACTGTATTTTCTGGTTCTTTTACTTCTACCTCTTCTTCTTCAACTTCGACAATAGGCGATTCGGGTTCTGATACTTGCACATCTTCCTTTGTATCGCTGACCCGTACTTCTCCGTCCACTCCCTCGCTATCTCCGGCTCGTTCGCCCACAGGTATTTCCTTTGTTTCTCCGATAGGAATGGCATTGTCTTCTTCTTTTTTAGTTAAATCTACTTTTACTGGTTCTTCAATTTTAGCATTAGCTTCTAATGAAGTATCCACTTTAGATAAATCCACTTTAAATGGTTTATCTTTTTCTGTTTTAAATTTTTCAAATTTAGGTTTGGATTTCATTTTCATATCCCCACCTTCTGATTTGACTTCTTTAGTCACCTCAGGTTTTGTTTCTGTTTTTGACATAATATAATATTATAAAATTAATTAAATACTCGGCTGTACATCCGAATTTCTTTTTTCAAAATCAATAGGCAATAAATCATGATTTCTTTGATCAATCATTTCACTTTGTTGTGTGCCTTCCATTTTAGTTCTTTTATCTTTACGATCTTCAATAGCTTTTTCTTTATCCCTCATCCCTTGGACTTCCAATTGTTTTAATTGCATATCATATTGAAATTGAGTTGCCATTTCTTGTTCAGTTAATTTAGCTTGAACCTGCATTCTTTGTATTTCCATTTGGGCTTTTGCTTTTTCTAATTCAGCATTTGCTCCAGAAATAGCTTGTTGTTTTTGTACTTCAAACATAGCTTGTTGTTCTTTTGCTTGAGATTCTGCTTGTGCTTGTGCTTGTATATTAGCTTGTTGTGCTTCTTGCTCTTGAATAATACGTTTTTTACGTTTTTGTTTTAATAAATCATTAGCTAATTTAAGATTTTTAATCTCTCTAATATCTATAGCATCTTCTAAATCAATTCCACCTTGTTGTAATGCCATTTGAATATTTTGTTCTAGCATAGCTTTTTCTTCTTCTTCTGGTTCTAATTGTAAATAAATACCAAAATCATGAAGATTTAAATTTTGGATTTCTGCTAGAGTCCCTACATTATAAGTAGATATAGAACTTTTTAATGAATTTAAAGTTAATGGATAATGTAAAGAATCAGCTATTTTTAATGAAATATTTTCACATGTTCTTAATGTTAACCATAGACTAGCTTGTAATATATGTTTAGTAGCTGTATTAGAAGCATTGGCTGCCATTTTTTGTAATCCTACAAGAGCATCTTTATCTGGCATACTTCCATCTCGCGCCTCATTCAACCCGGTCACATCTCTAATTAACTGTAGATAATATTGATAAGTTTGAATTAAACTTTGAATTTTAGCTCCACCACTACTACTTTGTAATTCTTGAATAGGAACTTTACCCCTATTTAATTCTCCTTCTTGAGTTAACGATCTACCAATTATACTACCAGTTTGAAAATACATATTCAATGCTTCTGCTGGATTATAATTAGTACCATTCCCAAGATCAACTTCAGCAATTCCATCCATATCTAAGAACACACCATCTGGAACCATTCTAGCAATTACTTGTTGCAGTTTTAAATGAGTTAATTGAATTATATCAGCAAACCCAGTTATTTTACTTACTATAGAATTAATCTTACCATGATACATTCTAGGAGCAACAATTGCATAACTCATTTCCACCTTAGTAGTATCTGCAAAAGGCCTAGTCATATTCTCAGCAAGTTTCCATTCTACTAATTCATTAATTCCAATTACTTTACACCCTGTATATAATACTTCTATTTTTCTTGATACTTTTTTAAATGTATCTGCTTCAGGTGGATTAAATTGATCTGTTTTAATTAAAGATTTTTCTAGACCTGCTTCAGTTTGTTTTATTTTAAATACTTGACTATTATAAGTTTTATATTCAAAAAACATAACTTGTACTGTATCAGGGTCATAAGTTTGCCATCCATATAAATGAGTTCTATTGCCTTTAGCTTTAGATATTCTTTCTAATTGGTCATGAGTTAAATGTGGAAATTGCTTAGCTATTTCAGGGACAGTTAAACTTTTTACTTCTCCAACATAATATATATCTTCAAAATTAGGATCTTCAGTATAAGAATATATTAATCTTGCTGGATCTACGTAATCTATTTTAATACCATTAGCTTTATTCCAGTTAGTTTTTACAGCCCCAATACCTAAAGTTACTAAATCATAATTAAATCTTTTCTTTATATTATCAAATTTATTTTTAGATAATTGATTATCAATAACTTCTTCTTCTGCAATTTCTATAGCTTGTTTATAACTTAATTGCATATGAAGATCTAATTCTTCTTCGCTTTCAGGAAGATTAGCAGGATTAGAAGTTTGGTATTCATCAATTCCAATACCTTGTAATTTTTCTAAATAAGGTTTAGCTAACATATCTTGATAAATAGCATTAGCATAATCCGTTCTTTTCTTTAAAGATACTGGGTCTTGGGCAAAAGCATTAATTTCAAATACTTTATTAGATAACCCATTAACAACAATATCCACAAATTTAGCTACTACAGGCACAGGTTTCCAATCTAAATTAAGATAAGACATATCCCCATTAATAGCTAATTCATCTTTATATTTTTGGACAGGTTGTTCCCCACGAGCATATAATCTTAAAGTATGAAATCTATTATAAGAAGTAGCAAACCTACTGCCATTCCCGCCTTGTCTCCACCATTCACTTTCAATAGCCTGCGCTACTAATCTTCCATATTCTATAGAAGCTTTTTCAGCATCAGACACTACTTGACTAGGAAAAGCGCTATTTGGATTTGCTAAATTTATATTCATTTACTTAATTATTTTTGAAACTAATCCTTTATTGTTATATTTTTTAATACCAAGATCAATTGGTTCTCTTTTTCTTCTGCTTACTGGCGCATATCTATTTTTATTACATGCCATTATTGCAAGTCCAGAACTAATAGAAGCATCATGACTAGTTCTGTTATTTATATCAAAAGCCGCCCAATCTTCTAATGTTCTTTGAAAATACATATTTCCATAATCATCACCATTAAATCCTATAGAGCTTTCTATATAAGATTCAATAGCAGCAGCATGAGCTTGTTTAATATCTTCACTGGAGTTGGGTATTCCTCCAATTTCCCTTTCTGTAACAGATAATTTAATATAAATTTTATCTGGTCTATTCATTGCAAACCCTCTATATCCTCTACGTTTAAAATGATATAGTAATCGGGGTTTATTATTTTCACATAATATTGGCATCCCATAAAATACACAAGCCATTAATACATCTTCAAAAAAAACTTCTGCAGTTTGTGGTCGTGCTATATATTCTAAGAAAAAATGGTCAGATGGTGCTTCCTCCATACTAAACTTAGTTAAACCATGTAAAGATCCATTAGAGCCTCTTTTATCAACTGTCCCTGATATATCATAAGGGTCACAACCAAATGCACCCATATGTTCATTACCAGGGTATTTAATACCATTTTTTTCTATATATCTATTTTGTAAATTTTTATTAGGCACCCAAGTTATAAAAAATCTACCTTGATTATTAGGAGCAAATATAACTCTTGTATCTTTAATACCATTTTCCCATAAAAAATTTCCCTGTGTTACAGCCGCTTTATTATTAGAGTCTTCATTAAAATCTATTTGTTGGTATATCTTTGTTAGATTAAATAAAGAGGATTTAGATTCATCCCTAAACGCATGCTTAGTAGTTCTTGGAAATTGTCTATAAAATTCGTTTAAAGCATCTTGATCATTTTTTAATCCATCAACTTCGTTTTCCCAATATTCGATGACCCCCAAATCAATAAATTCTCCTTGTGGCCCTTTAACTTCGGTAGTTGGGGTATTGAAGACAGGTATCCCATTAGCATCAATGTATCCCTCGTAGTTCCATTCCATAGGTATGAACAAAGAATATAGTCCTGAGCTAGTCTGTCCATTGCGGTTTCTTTTTGTAACATCTGAGTTATCATATAATTTTTTAAAGTTTCTACCTCCTTTATCTAAAGCATTTGAAGTACTACCCATCATACATTTACCAATAATCCTACTTCCTAATCTTAAAGTTGTTTTTGTTACTCGCCAATTATTTAATATATTATTTGGCTTTTCCCATTTACCACTTTCATCATGTACTAATAGTTTTAATTTTTCACCATCATAACTATTATCTCCTGTATTTTTCCAGTCAATTGTAGTATCTAGTCCTTGTAATTCACTTGCTTCAGTTCCTAATTCTATCTTTCTTCTAGTAAACTTAGAAGCTGGGACTCTATATGCTAGTTCTGTTTTAGGTCGATCCATACCATCTTGAATCGGTTTAAAAAAGAATGGGTAATTTACTGATATAGGTACAACCTTGTCAGTAAACATTTTTTTCGCATCTGGTCCAGTTTTAGATAATATTCCATATCTCGAGTCACTTGCCAAAGTGGCTAAATTAACTACCTCCCCTGAGGCCATAAAAGAGAATCCTGATCTACGATTTTTAAGGTAACACATTCCGTAACATCTTGTGTCTGCTTTACAAGCTTCCCAGAATATAAAGAATAATCTATTGGCTTCTCTAAAATCTGGTGCCCCAACATCAATCTTACTCCACTGCAAGTACATATAGTGAGTACCAGTAAGGTAAGTAGGTTTATCTTGATTATAAAACCAAAAACCTTCTTCGCGCCTTTTAAATTCTTCATCAATATATTCAAACCATTTTTCTTTAAAATCTTCAGGGTACTCTTTCCAATCAAAGACTGTTTTAATTCTTTTTAAAGATTTAGGATATTCGGTTTTAGTCCAAGTTTTATTCTCAAATTCATGAGGTTTTTCTTCTTTAGGTAAAGCTATTTTAAGATTTTGTATCTCATAAATCTCTCCTATTTTACCAGTTTTACTAATAACTATAATATCATGTTCTTTATTATATCCATATTTCCATTTATTATAACGATTTAATCGTTTAATAATTTTAGGTTTAATATGATCATCTATAATTTTATATAAAGCTTGTTCGTACATTACTTAGACCTCCTTTCTGCAAAACCTCCAAAAGCTTTTTCTTTTTTAACTTCTTTAGGTTTATCTTCTAACATATTTTTTTCTTCTTCAATTCTATTTAAAATTTCAAAAGCATCAAATATAGCTAACTTTTTAGTAGCTGCAGCATTTTTAAGTCTATCTGCGGAAATATCAGTATCAGAATCTACAATAGGCTCTTTAGCAACTTTAATTAATTCTTTAACTGCTACTTGCCCAGCTTGGATTATATTCTTCTTCGTTTCCTTTGTATTCATACTTTATAACAATATCATTTGATTTCATACAATAAATTCGCTTATTATCTATAATAAACTCCCATTCTCTTCCTGGTTTATACCCAACTAAGTCTCCTGGATTAATATTAGATGCTTTTAATTCATCATTACCTATTTTTAATATACCTATACACTTTTGTTCTAAATCTAGCGTTAAAGGATCAGTATCTTTAATAGGCATTATAAAACATCTATTCATAAATGGTAACCAATTATCATCTTTTTTATATAAATAAATTTGATTAGGTTTACAAAAATATAAATCTTCTTTAAAATATTGTGAACTATTTCTTTCATTACCTCTTACATCATACCATCTTCTAAATATATTATGATGTATTATTACTTCATCACCTTCTTTTATATCTGTGCAATAAGCAATAGGAATAGATACAACTACAGCATGTCTACTCACTAGTTTATGATCTTCAATATTAGTATTTATTATAAGAGTTTTATCCCCTAATTTAATTTCATTATTATACCTATTTTCTTTTGGGGTTATAATAAAATCATATATACTATTCATTAATATTCTAAATCATATTCAACTGAGATAGCCATGTGAGAGTTAAACTTCTTCCATGGCATAACCTCATTGCCTTTTTTTATATAGATATTATAAGAACTGTCTTCTTCGTCTAAACTAATATTATGAATTACATGCCCTCCATAAACTTGTTGGCCTACAGAATAATGCATAGCTTCATTTTTATAGTCTGCACCTATACTTATTTTTCTTATAATAGAGTCCATGTCTTACTTTTCTTCAGACTTATCCTCTTCTTTTATTTCTTCATAAGAACCGTCTTGTAAATTAATATTTACTTGACCGTATTTTTCTTCAAGTTCTTTTTTAGTAACTTCAAGTTCTTTAGCAAATTCACTATATGCTCCTAAAACTTCAGCTTTTCTTACTTCTAATGCACCTAAGTCCATTACAACTCGTTGAATTTTACCTTGTTGTTCTTTAACAGTAGTTAATTCCTGTTCTTCAATTTTGTTTACTTTTTCTGCCATTTGATTAAATTTTAATTGTTATTATTACTCTATTTATTATTACTTATTAATATATATTTTTACTTTTTATATATACTAGTTGCCTTTTCTGTAGTTCGTCCACCGAAATAGGCAAGAACGACCGACATCATTATCTTCTCGAAAGTATCATTCCATAATTCATTTATATGAAAAGGTAAGCTTTCAATGCTATCTAAAATCCCTGCTAATGAAAAGATAACTATACACCATACCAATACTAATGGACGTACATTTTTCGAAAGCCAAGAATCAGATGCTGCATCTGCTTGCCATCTTGAAGTAATTGATTCTATTTCTTTATTCTGTTGTTCGTATATTATTTGTTGCAGTTTAATTTTATCTTCTGCACTTACATCAGATTTTGTTATTTCTGCTATTGCTTCTTTTGGCGATGTAACACCTTGTAATACGTTCCCTAAAGTAGGGTTAATAATAGAAGCCGCCCCAAATAATAGCTGCCCAACCGTCGTATCTTTAAATTTCTTTTTTGCCATATTATTTATTATAAGGAAATAATCTATTTAATATAGATTTTCTTGATTTACATCCGCATCCTCCTGGAATTTTATCTGCTAATTTTTTTATTCCTGTTGCTTGAGTGAATTTTTCAATAGTATCTCCTAATCCTTTTGATTCCATTTTATTATAATTTTTCGTAATCATCTGTTTTACTATAAGCTTCTTTTTCCCATGGTAAATTAGGATTACCTTCTTTCATTTTAGATCTTGGATAAGCTTTCCCTTTCCAATACACATTTTTATCATCATAATCTAAATCACCTCTTTTAATTTGATCTATATGAACTTTTTCATGATCAATAATACTTTGATGGTCCTTGGGGTGTAACTCATCTGAAATTAAAATAGTCCCATTATTGTTACCTTTTCCTAAACATCCTTCTTCTAAATCTCTCTCGTATATTGGAGGTTGTTCTTCAAATGGGGGTTTTAGTTTAAAGGCCATATTTATTTGCTATTGTCATTGGATTACCGCTAGGTATAGTCATTCGTTTTTTAGTAGTAGGTTGAGTAACTTTTTCACTATTTTCTTCATTAGGTGTAATAAAGAATGAAGCTACTTTTGGACCAAACCCAGTACTAATAACTGAGGGTATATTTGTAAGTGACTTTGTGAATTTCTTTTTTGCTATTTCTGAGGGGTTGGTACCAGTTTCATCCCCTATAAAATTATCTGCGCCCACTGCGGCTTCATATTTTGTAACTACTTCCGAATAAGGTTTTACTTTACTAATATTCTTCATTATTCGTCCTCCTTTATTAATCATATTGCCTGCTGCAAATACATCCCCAAACCCAGGTATGGCTGAAAAGCCATATATTCCCATATTTTTAAGATGCTTAAGCCCTTCTTCTGTATTTCCTTTAGAAAAATTACTTATCATTCTACCTCCAGAAATAACAGTATTAGCTATATCAGCTAAAGGATTTACTAAACCTCCTAATGAAAGTGCATCTTGAAATTTATCTATATTACTTCTATCTCTTGCAAATTTTTCATTATTTTGAACAATAATATCTTTATCTTTATTAATATCTATTTCAGGATCAATATCAACTTTTTTTGTATTTTCAACAACTTCTTCAGTTAATTTATTTAAAGGGGATAAAGAATTACCTCCTACTACAGAACTTGTCCGTGAGAAACCAAAGGTTTGTGTATAAGGCATAATTATTTATTTACCAAGATTGTGCATTTTTAGCAAAGTTTGCCATTTTAACTACTTCAGAACTATAGGCTCCTTTGTCGCTCATGACTTTATTTGCAGCCTCTGCAGCAGTCCATCCACGAGCTTTTGCCCATTTAGTAAACTTACCTCTATTTTCAGGTTTTATTTCATTTAAAGGAGATGAAGTTTTTCTATCTACACCTTCTGGATAATGTCTACTTTTATCTTGACTAGCTACATAATCTGCATCATAATCTGGATGACTAGAAATAAAAGTTCCAGGATTTTTTTGCCCGTCACTAGTATCAAATGGATCACTCTCCCCATAAGGGTCCATATTTTCTTCAGTCCATGATATATTTTTAATTGGAGAAGTTTTTCTACTTATCGGATTGTTTGATTGTTTATAAGCCATAACTGTTTGTTTTATTTAGTTGCTGCTCCGTGATCTAATTCAGGAATATATTTAAACTCATCTTTTCTTTTTGTAGCCGCTTTTTCATTAGCATCTAAAGGTGATGAAGATCTTCTTGATACTCCTTCTTTCTTTTCATCATGTCTTACATCTTCAGCTAAACGTGTGATGTGTTTTTCATCAGCTGTTTGCTTTTCATCTTTATCTTTTGCGTGATATCTTTGATCATCTAAAACATCTCTTTTAAGATAATCCATATGAGCTTTATCGTCTCTAATTGCTGCTTTCACATTACTTTTTGTAATATGAGTATGCATATGTTTGTGTATTGGATGTGCCATTTTTATTTATTTTTAATTGTTATATATATGCTGTTATTTTTTCTGCAGTAGTTCTGGTATCTGGAGCACCATTAGCCCCTACCGCTCCTACTAAAACTCTTTGTACTACAACAGACAATGTTTCCCCTGCAACTACTCCGGGTATAAGTATTTCATCGCCATCAATAGTTTTTACAAAAACATTCCCAGCAGTTCCTACCATCAACATAGCTGCTTTAGGATTTGCTTTATTAGCATCATATATTTGATACTTTTGAGTATTGCCTTTACTATCAGCTGCAGTAAAAATATCTGCTGATAATGATAATTGAGTATTACTATCTATACCTGTTATTACTGCAACACTAGGCATAAAAGCAGTACCTACTCTTGCTTGGGCCATATTATATACTACCATTCCTACGTGGACAGATCCTCCTGTAAACCCACCATTAGTATCAACAAGTTTATTTGCTGTTAAACTAGTAGTAGTACCAGAAACTCTAATTTTAGGTCCCGGAATATTAATTGTGTCACTAAGTGCTACCGGGACGGCGTTAGTATAAGTACTTGCATTTATTATCATGATTATTTATTTATTATTTTTATTTATTTAGTCTTTATGCGCTTTTTTAGCTTCTTCTTGTGCTTTAAAAAGATGAGCATATGTTTCATAGAAGTCTCCTTCTGGTTGTTCTTTTTCCCATTTTGCTCTTGCAGCATCTATTTTCTTTTGCCACTCGCCATGTTTGTTTAATGGTGAACTAGATTTTCTAGATAGTGGGTTGTTTATTTGTCTATATGCCATAATTATTTTCTTTTAGCGATTTGTGTTATTGGACCTGCTGTATAAGGAACTGCACCTAGTTTAAGTTTCATTCCATAAATTCCAGCACTCCATCCTTTTCCGTGAGGTCTATCTTCTTGATCTAGTGGTCCATCCCATATTTGAGATTCCCCAACTATACCTACAGAGTTGTTTTTAGAAGCATGTGTATGAGACTTGTCTTCTATCATTTTAAGTGGTGATTTTTTCATAATTTTATTTTTACGATGTTAGTATGTTTGTCAAATCATCAACCCCTGTTAAAGGAGCTGTTGATGGTGTATAATTTTCTTGCCAAGCTATATTATTAGCTGAACCAGCTAAAGTTTCTGACCCAAATGCTGCTCCGGCACTGCCAAAAAACATATTTGCAGCAGCATCTGTAGTGGCAGGATCAAAAAGAGCGCTTGGAGATTGTAAAGTTGCTGCATATGCTTCAGGATTTAATGCAAAATCATTTCTATTACTAGTACTAGATCTATTTATGGTTTCTAAAGGTTGCCCTGCAATACCTCCTAATGTTAATGAAGGATCTTTATAACTTGGCAAGCCACCATCTTTAGCAAATGGATTAGCTCCAAAATCATCTGATTCATAAGAACTTCTCCTTGCTGCTCGCATTTCATCCATTTGTTTTTTTAAAGAAGCTATTTGAGATTCAGCCTTTTTTATTTTAAGTCGATGATGTGCCTTTTTACCTAAATTTTTCCAAGGTTTACTATAGCGCTCATTTAATTCAGTCAGATAATTTTGTAGTGCATTTCTTTTTTGAGCCATTTCATTAGCGCTCATAGTATTAAATCCAGACCCTCTATTTCTTCCCGAATGCTCCTCATTTATTTTTGCAAATGTAGTTGGGTTAAAAATTGATTTTAAATTTATAGACATTATCTGCTTTTATCTTTATTTACATTATAAATAGCATAAGTTAAAACTTTATCTGTATATGTATTACCAGCTATTAATTTATTTCTACGTTCACTTGTTGGTATATCTTCACTTCCTAACATTATTCTATACATTCTGTTAATAAGTTGTTTACCTTTAAATGAAATTTTATATATATTATATGTTTGCGTGGTTCTATTTCTATGACGCCACACTTTAATCCAATCATCTTGGAGTAGTTTACTCCATCTCCTGTTATTCCAACTAAAAGAATATACTCCTGCTTCAAAATCTTTTCTTGTAAACAGTTCTATGCAGTCTAAATAAATTAATAACTCTAACTCTGCATCAGTTAAGCCGTTGTTTTTGGAAGCCCATTTGCGTATTATACGGTAATGTTTTAACAAGTTCATCTCTTTCAGGTCTCTTGCTTCTAGCCTTTTCATAAAACAACGACCACATTCTCTTGTCTAATGACATGATATGGTTCTTTTTTTATTTCTATTCTGTGAGCTGCTGCTTTATCAAAATAAATAATATCATTTTGTTTTACTGCAACTACAGTATCACCAACGGTTATTACTTTAGCTTGTTGAAACCTCACATCTTCACGTTGTTTCTCAGTTAAAAGTAATCCACCTTTAGTTTTTTGATTAGATTCTTCTATTTTTTTTATTATCAAGTTATTTCCTATCGCCCTCATGTAATCTAATATTATTTATTATACAATCAGTAGATAAAATAGTACTTGCTACAGAAGCTGCATTTAATAATGCACTTTTTGTTACTAATAATGGGTCAATAATCCCATTATCAATCATATTTACCATATTTCCTGTAACCACATCTATTCCAAAACCATCCTTTTCAGGTATTTTAGGTTCTAGGCCAGCGTTTTCTAGTATAATTTTATAAGGTGATAAAATAGATCTTGTTAAAATCTTTTCACCTTCATTTTTTTCTTTTATATTAGCGGCCGCATTTAATAATGCAATACCACCGCCAGGAACTATACCTTCTTTTATTGCAGCTTTTGTAGCACAAATAGCATCTTCAACTCTATCACTCTTTTCTTTTAATTCGATTTCTGAGTTAGCACCTACTTTAACTACGGCTACTTTAGCAGCTAATAACGCAAGCCTTTTTTCATGTGCTAGTTTGTATCCAGGAATTTTCTCTACAGCTTGTTTTGCTTGAATTTCTTCAATTAAAACTTTCACAGCATCTGGAGTTTCTTTTACTTGTATTATTGTATTATCTTTATTACAGATTACTTTTTTAGCCCTACCTAAATGTTGCGGATGAATTAAATCCATATCATCACCTAAATCTTCATTTATAACAGTAGCACCAGTCATTAAAGCTAAATCATTTAACTTTTCTTTCTTTGTAAATCCATAGGTGGGAGCATCTACAATACAAGCTTTTATATTACCTTTCATCTTATTCATTGCAAGAGCAGCTAAAACTTGAGGTTCTACATCTGCTATTATAAATAAAGATTCATTGGATTTTATAACATGTTCTAATATACTTTGGATTTTTCGTATATTTTCTATTTTAGATTCAACAACTAAAATAAGAGGATTTTTTAATTCAGCAACACCCTTTGTTTTATCTGTTGCAAAATGTAAACTTTTTAAAGGTTTATCATATTGCATACCATCAATAATTTCAACTGATGAAGTTAAGTCTTTAGATTCTTCCATTATTACGATGCCAGTTTTATCTACACTTTTAAATGCTCCACCAATTAGTTTACCTAATTCTGAATCATTATTTGAAGAAATAGTGGCAACCTGATCAATCATGTCGCCTGTGACTTCGATAGTAATATCTTCTAAATATTTTATAACTTTTTTTACAGCTGAATTAATACCCTCTTTTAGTTGTCTAGTATTAATTTCTTTTTCGCTTGCTTCTTCTAGTATTGCTTGTGCTAATACCGTTGCCGTAGTAGTACCGTCACCGGCTTCTTCTACAGTTTTTCTAGCAGCTTCTTTTATAAGTGTTGCACCCATATTTTCAACAGCGTCAAATAACACTATTGAGTTTGCAACAGTTACACCATCTTTGGTTATAATGGGTTTTCCTTGATCATCTTCGAGGATAACACACTTGCCGCTAGCCCCTAATGTGGAGCTAACAGCTTTAGTGAGTTTGTTTATCCCTTCAAATATTTGATCTTTTGCATCTTTACCGAAGTTAAGATGTTTCACAAGTTTATTGGACATAATTCAATTATATTTGATTTTATTTAAAGGTTTTCACGACTTTTGGCCCTTTGACAAAATCTACTTTTTTAGCATAGTGGTCTACTGATCCATCAATAGCAGCTTCTGCTCCTTCTATAGTTTCTCTTCGGGTTACGTCGATCCAAGTATCTTCCTTTTCAGGATTCTGGTACTCGGTTTGATAGAAACCGTTAACTAATTGAACTATCCTCCAGTTTTTCTTATCTGCAAGATGTTTCCATAGGTTAATAGTTTCTTCGGTTAATTGTGGTTGACTATTCCACGTTTTAGTCTGATAATAAAACGTCATTGGTTTTGGTTTTAAAGGTTAATAAAAATTGTTTTAGCTAATTACAACAGTAGCCCATGCAATTACACTACCATCTTGAGTAGTTAATTGTGCAGAAGACTTACCTTGTAAAACAGAATTGTTTACTGGTGTTTTTGTGTAGTCAGAACTTTGAGGATCTGGAGAATAAGTTTGATCCCACACTACTGATGGTGAAGGCCATATTACCATATTCCAAGGTAATGCCTGAGCATCAATAATTGCTTCCCAAACTCCTTTTTCTACATTAGCATTCATTGCATCACTAGTCCATGTAGTAGCGTTAGTTTGTCCACTGGCAGTTAAAGTAGCTTTTTTTCCACTTGCATAGAAAATTTCAACTTTACCTGCAGCACTACCATTAGTTCCTTTTGTAGCTGTTACCCCAACAACATCATCAATGTTCACTGGAGTTTGTACTGAATTAATCAATACGTTAATAAATTTGTTTGCCATTTTTTTTGTTTTAAATGGTTACCGGTTTACGCGTTTATTTAGATATAAAAGATAGGTAAACCAAAAAATACCCTTTATACCTTATATTGTATTATTACTTGTTTTTAATCATTTTTACTTAAACTCCTATAATTTCACTTATATCTGCTGTTGCAACAGCGTTTACGGAGTCAATATTGCTGCTAGAAACGCCTATTACATCATTTCCATAGCCTATGGGAGTAGCAGTAAAGCTTAAATAAGGTTTATATCCATCACCTTCCCAGTCATAATTACCATAACCGCTTATAAGAGTGCCGTTAATAGGGGCAGCATTACTGTAATCATGTACATATTCTAGTATACATACTTTTAAATAACTACCACTAAATGCTGATATAGCGGTTGAATTTAAATCAAAATAACTTAATGTAGTTCCATCCAACCATACATCTGTTCCATCATTATCTGCATAATCTACACTTTGATCATAACTATCAAAATCTGCAGTAGTAAGATCTGAATTTGCATTTCCTTGAGCAGTTGATTTAACTATTGCTACTTTTGATGTAGCTCCTGATGGAGTAGCACTGGTACTAGCTGTAGGTTTATAATAAAGTTTTAAATTTGTTATAGTATAATCTGTAGCATAAGATGAAACATCAAAAGCAATAAACCATCTTCTAATAGTCCATTCACTTCCTTTACTTCCTGATGTGTACTCTAGATAAAAACTTTTATAATTATTACTAGTAGGGTTATTATAAGTACTACTACCAGTTCCGGCACTACGAGTGGCACTCCAAGAAGATGTACCCTCGTATTTTACCATTCCCCATTTTGATGCATTTACTGTTGCCATAATTTAATCAATTTTTACCCATGTAGTATCTGGGCAAAAGTAAATATGATTTGCATCTAATGCATAACCTACTATTCTAACTACTTCCCCACTCCCACTTGGCGCAGTAGTAGTTAGCGTGCCTGTAGAAACTCCTATATATATAGGTAATCCAACTGTAAAGCCATGACTTGCATCATAAATTACTCCATTTAATAACATTCCATCATCTTGTGCATTTGTACCAAGAGAATAAGCTAATAATCCAGTACCAGAAAGACTTTCAGTGCCCGCTGAAGTCCTATCCCATGCTCCACCACCACCACCTGCTCCTCGTATATAAACCTCTCCTGCAGCGACAGTTTGATCACCAATCTTAATTATTGTGCCTGAAGTTTTACTAGTTGTTAATGAAGAATCAAGTATAATATGAGAATCACCATTTAATGTTATACTATGATCTGCCGCCATAAGCATACCATCGCCGTTAATTTCAAGAGATGATCCCCCACTGGCCTTAAAGTTTATTCTAGTAATATCACTTCCGCCATCCACATCTCCTATTTCAAGTGCAGCAGCACTACTACTATTAGATATAGTTTTAAATCCATTTGTAGTAATATCTCCACCACTCACCGTAATATCACCTGCAAAAGTTGCATTTTGAGACGTACTTAATGAAAAACCCTGTGTTGAGTTATTTGCTGATAAACTATTTGCATCCCCGCCAGTATATATTTTAAATGCACCATTATGACTTCTTAATCTTATAGAACCACCAGTGTCTGCCCAAACTTGATCTGCATAAACATCAGATGATGCATTCATAATAAGAAGTTCATTTTGAGTCCCTGATTCAGTTATAGTAATTCGTCCACCATCTACAGCTACATTACCTGCAAAAGTTACATTTCCTGAAGCATCAAAAGTTTGCCAATCATTTGTTCCTAAATCTCCACTATGTGATATTTTAAAGAAACCATCACTTCTATCTATTCCTATACTAATATCTCTTTGACCCTGTGTTTCAAATGATATTTTAGCATCATCTGCCGCATTGGTTCCTTTATTATGTATTAAAATACCTATTGAATCTGAACTACCATCTTTATGTATTTCTAAACCAAATCCAGCTTCATCAGGTGAATCACCTATCCCAACATTATTTGCCATTGTTACCTTTTGAGTTGATCCGTCAATAACAATACCATCTGAACTATCAGTTTGCAATATTAAACTATTACCTGTAGTAGTTTTTATAGTACCACTACCTGATGTAAAACTAATTCTTCTACTTGCCCCTGCTATTACAAGATCTGTTGATCCTGAAACAGTTACATCACCACCAATCAGTAATCTTTCACTACCACTACCATAAAACTCATGTTGTTTATTTGCTGGTAGATAATATACTAAGTCTTCATTAGAATCATGACTTATATAAGCTGTTTGAGTACTACTACTACCATCGTTATTATACCAACTAAGTTTACCATAACCAGCGTCTGTCTTTTTAATTCTTACTTCTGCTGTTGCGCTTTCACCAACTACAAGTTTTGTAGGTGTATTTATATCATCACCTGCAGTGATTTCCGAGGCAAAATCTCCAGTTCCTAAATTGCTAACTTGAAAGACATAGCTATTAGAATTTGTATTTTTTAATATAATAGCAGGTTCTTCAACTGTATTACCAAGACCATCCGTAGATTTCGTTTCAAACCCATAGGCTGCAGCATATAATCCACTACCATTATCTTGATAACCTAATAAAAATTTAGCCCCACCATTGGACTCGGTTATCCAGCACGGTGTTGCTGTTGCCCCCCATATTCCATCAGCAACATAAGATGAGTTCCTTGCACCAGAAATATGCATTCTATCCTGGTCAACAACCCTTGTAGTTAAGGAATTATTAGTATGATTATAAATAAAACCACCCACACTATGTGAATCTGTATCAGAAAGATATATATTAGAATATCCTGTATTACCAGCGGCTATTTGTATTTGAGCAGTAGTGCTTGCAGCTGAACTATGCTGTACAAATAAATCGGTATCTCCGTGGGCATTTATAGTACCACCTGAACTAACTTCTAATTTAGCACTGGGGGAACTAGTTCCGATCCCTGACTCGCCGCCTGTTGATAATACTATCATTGCTACTTCAGAAGCATCATACATAGTTAATGCAGATGAATTACCACTTGCACCAACATAAAACTTAAATCTTTCTTCGTTATTATCCGCTCTAAATCTTACGTATTTATAATCAGTTGATGATAATAATTCCAATCTACTAGAGGGAGCAACAACACCAATACCAATATTACCTAAATGGTCTTGTGTTAAACCTTGTGTAAGGGTTCCACCATCAGTAGTAGTAAGAAGCGACATATATGCATCACTACCTGAAGGTCCATTATAAACACGAACTGCTCCATGTGGTCCGTTTCCTCCACCACCAATTTCAAAGGCTAATCCTAAGTATTCATCTGCATTATCAGCCCCTGATTTTAAATAAACAATATCTTCACTATTAGTAGTTGTACTCGTTACAGATAGTTTTGCATCAGGGGAGGAAGTTCCAATTGCAACTTTACCATCATTTCTCACAAAGAAATCACCCGTTCCTGCTCCTCCATATACTGCTAAAGCATATGTAGTTGTTGAAGCCATACCACCACAATCAACCGCTAATCCATATCCATCAGTTGTAGAATTTTTTATTCTAGCAGCCCAATCTGCAGCTGTACTTAAAACATCAAGTTTAAAAGTTGCGTGAGGAGTTGTTCCAATAGCTAATCTACCTGATATTGCTGTATTAGCATTTATATCTAATGGAGAAGTTGGTGTTATATCATTTATACCTATATATCCATCACTACCTTGTATAAATATATATCCAGTACCACCAATTAATTTTGTATCAACATCAGTTGAATTTCCTACTGTAATATAATCTTGTGTTGTATTATTAAAATCTATAAATTCAACATTTCCTGCAACGTAAGTTTGTCTATCAGTTTGAAAATTTATATAAGTATTTACATTCCCTGTATGATATATATATTGACCGGCATATAAGTTTGCAACTGTCAGATCGCCTGAAAAAGATGATGCACCTCCACCTGTTTGTGTAAAGGCGGCATCTACTGTAACTGCTCCATTAAAATAACTAGTTCCATTGTTATAAAAATCATAACCAGTATTTGTAGAACCAACATATATTCCTGGAGCTTGTATATCACCTGTAAAAGTTGCATCACCAGCATATAAAGATAAAGTACCAGTACCTATTGTTGTACCTAAAGTTAAAGCTCCATCTTGTAATTGAAATATAGAGGCATTATTTGCTGCATTACTTATGTCTAAATTACCAGCACCATCACAAGATATTTGTCTTGTATTGGAACTATTAGTTAATTTAAGTATTCCATTAGTAGTTTCAATAGTCCCTGCAAAAGTTGCATTACCACCAACAATTAAACCATTAGTTAACTCTAACTCTCCACTAGACCAAAGGCCTCTTTCTGTACCGTTTTGTACAAACCTTAATTTACTTGATGAATTGTTTTGTATATACCACTCATCATTGTCTGCATTTATAAATTGTACATATGGAGAATTACCACTACCATCATCTAAAACTATATTACCTGCAAAAGTTGAATCATTTGTGCTAAAAGTAATTGGGCCATCAGCTAAAGTTTCTGAAGTTCCACTTCCATCCCATTTAACTACTTTTTGTCCTGTACCTGCTCCAGATATAACTGAACTATTATCTATTTTTTGCCATTCTCCAGAAGATCCTAGGTCCTCATTAAAAATTACCCAGTCGCCTACATGCCAAGAATCTGGTGTTGTTCCAGGGCCGTTTGGCGTTGCAGATCCCGCATTACTTACTATTAAATACCATCCATTTGTTTTATAATTAGATGTTAAATCTGGATTACCACCCGCGCCACTTCCGCCTTCAGCAGCAGTTCTAGCGTCCCAAGTTGTTTTATACGTAGCAGTGCCTGATATACTATCATCTACATATTTTTTGGTTGCAAAGTTTAAATCTGTTGATGGAGCAATACCAGTTACTAAACCTGTAAAAGTGGTGTTTCCGCCACTAATAGTAACTACAGCTGATGAAGAATTATCTCCTATAAGAGTTGAAGTACCAGTGTGGTTTAATATAGAGTTTCCACTCCATTTCAAAAGTTCACCATCTGTCATATTAATATCACCTGTAACAGTTACGTTACCAGAAGTATCTACCCTAAGTAATTCACCTGCTGAATCAACTCTGTCTAAATTGAAAGAATTAGTCGTTTGATCTATACGAAAACCATAATGAATTGTACTATCATCAGGATTTACACTTAAAGCAACATCTCCTGCTGTATTACTTCTATCTCGTTTTGCTTGAAGATCTCCTGAGAAATAGGATACTCCTGTACCTGAAGCTTGTAAAGTTCCCCCAATAGTAACAAGACCTGTATTAGGATTTAGTGCAAGATTTTGTCCAGAAGTAGTTAGTATTTGAGCCCCAGACATGGTAAGGTTTCCGGCTAAAGTAGCATTGCCAGAATCATCCAAGGTTAAAGCTTTGGTTAAAGTTGTATTATTACCTGTTGCAAAATACATTCCTAAAGCGCCTCCACTTCCTTCATCATAAACACCTATACTTGCCGCTGTATTTGAACCTTCGCTCCAGCTTATACCTCCGCCATAATAATTAGTGGTTGTTGGAGGATTAAGCGTTATTACATGCTCATCTGGTACATCTGGTAAAGTGGCTTGGTTAATTGCATTAGTTAACCTTAAATAACTTGGAGCACTTATAATTCCTGCAAAAGTTGAGTTTTGAGATGTATCAATAGTTAAAGCAGTTTGTCCATTAGTTTGTAATTTTGTACCAACACCCGATTCTCCTCCGTATATCATACTACCAGAGTTATACACAGACATTCCTTTTGATGTTCCGTCATATTTAAACCAAATTCCACCATAGTTATTTGCAGTTGGGTTTAATACTAACATTAATGATTCTGTTCCTGTTAAAGTTTCTGTTACACCTGTTATATTACCACTAACATTTAAAGTGTTTGATATAGTTGTGGCTTTTTCCATTTGGATTTCTTCACTACCATTTGTAGTAACAAATCTCATATATAAATTACTACCTTCTTTAAATTCTAAAGCAGCGCCTAAATTATCAGGGAATATAATATCAGAACCAGAACTAAAAGTTATATTTCCTGCAAAAGTTGCACTTAAATCACTTTTTAATCTTAAAGTTTCTGTATGACTAGTTGTAGCATCTACACCAGCGTTTACATAAAATATATGTTGTGTAAGTCCTCTATAATTCCCATCTGCGCTGCCATAATAAATAGTATTATTACTTGCGGTACAATATGTTTGGAATATACTTGTATTATTTCCAGCATAATTTTTTGTCATTATCCCAGATTGCTTATTAGTATCAGCAGCAGTACTGTTTGTGATTAATAGTTGGTTATAAGCATCCCCATTATTAATAGTGAGATCTTTTAGAAAAGTTGCATCACCATTAGTATCTATATAAAATCTTTCAGTACCGTCAGTGTATATAGATATTCTTGAACCTACACCACCTGACATACCTCTTAACCCCCAACCAGAACCAAAATCATGAAATTGATAACCATCTGTTGCACCTAATCCACATGATATATAGCTATCTTTTGCCCATATATCACCAGCCACTTCTAATTGTACTTCAGGGGCAGTTTCTTTGATTCCCACATAACCTACATCACTACCTGTACCACCTAGAATAGTTATTGCTTCTTCATTTGCATTATGACCATAAGTTAAATGTAATTTATCGCTGCCACGTACAATACGCATTGCATCTGTATAAGCTGAATTTGTTTCGACAAAACCAAGTTGCGGAGAAGTTATACTGTCAATAGTTACTACAGCAATATTACTTGCGCTTTTATTGTATTTAAATCCAGAATCACCGTCAATTACAGAACTACCCGTCCAATAAGTTACTTGTTCATCAGCACCAGTTCCTGTAACAGTACCACCACCACCAGTATTATCAATCCAATTTGTACCACTACCTGTAGTACTTAAAATCTGACCAGATGTTCCTGCATCACCACTTGTATCTAATAGTTTATCTATCGGTTGTAACTCGGTGTTTATCTTTTTAATTTCCGCCATATCTTAATTTATATATGATGTTTGAATACTATTACCCATTGCTTCTACTGTAACTTTAGGCCAATAACTTTGTGTAGATGATCTTGCTTTAAATGTAAATGTAATATTATCTGAACCATCTGCAGCATATGTTACATCAAAAGCGTTTACACCTTCATCTATATCTTTGTCTATATCCCATGTACCACTTACATTTTTACATGAATATATTATTCTTTGGTAACCATCTCCTCCAGAGCATGTGAAAATAAATACTGCTGAATGGCCATTACTTCCTGTGCTTAATCCTGCTACAGCATTACCAGTTGTATTTAAACCTCCAGAATAATCTAGAGTATACATTGTTTTTCCACCAGCAATAATTCCACCTTGAACATCTAAATTAGCTGCAGGAGTAATTGTTCTTATACCAACATTATGGCTAGCGTCTATATTTATATTATTGGTACTTATTGAAGCAGTTCTTCCAACACCAAATATTCCATTTTCTGATACTAAATAACCATTTGTATCATTATCTCCTATTATTACTTGAGCTCTATTTGTTCTTGCTTTAAAAGAAGCAACCGCGCCAGCACCACCTTCATGGTTAACAACTAATTGAGCTGTTTCCCCGCTCGTTAATGCCCCAATAGTTACATCACCTGCAAAAGTTGCAGTATTGTCCCCATCCAGTCTTAAAGCTTCTGATAAATTACTTCCATCATATGTTGAAAATGTTAAACTATAGTTATTGGTTGAACCCTCTTTTATCGAAGCATCGCCATTACCCCATATTATATCAGCACCAGAACTAAGATTAAGTTCTGACCACTGAGCACCACCTGTACCAAGTTCACCACCTGGGTTTGCAGACGGAATTAGATTTCCAGTAACTGTTACATCTCCTGCAAAAGTTGCAGCACCTGAAGCTGCTAAAGATAATGCTGCAGTTGCAACATTATCAGTATGAAAATCCATTCTTTCAGTACCTTGTAAATATCTTATTTGACCTCTTTTTTCTGTGGCATCATCTGCTGTACCATCTGCAAAGAATATTGAACCATATCCACTAGTCCCACTATATATGGTTAATCCAGTATTACCACTTCCCGCACCAACTATAAGATCATCAGCGTCATCATGAAACTGATTAGGAGTTCCCCCAATACCTATTGGTTTATTGAATACCCATTGATCATTTGAAATATTTACAACCTGTGTTCCTGCTACATAAATTTTTAAATTACTATCTGATTCTTCTGTTATATAAGTATGCCCACCGCCGCCATCTAATCTTATTGCTCTACCTTGTGGGATAGTAAGATCTGTGGAGCCTATAACATTAACATCCCCTGCAATTTGAAATCTATCACTACCACCTGCAACAACTTTATAAGTATTAGCAGCACTAAAACCGAAATAAGTATCTGTATCTCCTGTGTGTTTTATATATTGTGGCATTAATATATCACTACCTGATGCTTGCAATACTGAATCTCCTAGTGTTTCAGCATCTGTCCATCTCGCTAAATAATCTCCTGTACCAGCACCTGAAAGAACAGTTGTATTGTCAATTTTTTGCCATTGGCCACTTGCACCTAAATCGTCATTCCAGATAACCCAGTCACCAGTATGCCATGAATCAGGTTCTGTGCCTGCACCATTTGGTGTAGCGCTACCATTTGCACTACATATATAATAATATCCATTTACTTGTAAAGATCCAGTACTTAAATCAGGACTCCCGTATGTTCCACTGCTTGGATCCCATGTTCCTTGATAAAGTGTTGCGCCTGTAATTAGGCTATCAACATAACCCTTAGTTGTAAGAGTAGTAGAGCCATCTCCATCAACTGTAGCGGCTGAAGTTCCTTTGCCAGTTAAAGTTAAAGTTGCTGCTGCAACATCACCGGTTACTGAAATTCCTGTACTTGCCGTAGAAAATTTAATCACATTATCATGGTATAAATCTACTCCTTTATTACCACCAAATTTAGCAGCCATTTCGCCACCTTGTACTTTTATATCAACATCATCAGCTCCTTGTAAAATAAGATCATCGCCAGTACTTTTTATCCATAAATCTCCAGTTGAATTTGTGATAAAAGATTCCGTACCGTCGTGATATATTTTAAGATCTTTATCTGTACCAAACTGAGCGTATACGCTATCTAAATGCTTTGTATTTCTACTAAAAATTGTTTCTCCTTCTCCGCCATCTAAATGGAAATATTTAGTAATTCCCCCAGAGGTATCATCACAATAAAATTCCATATCACCATCATCGAGTTGCTGTTCTATTCTGAAATCACCTGTATAGTTTTGGATATAGGAGGTTGAGCCATTATGTTGAATTTGTAGATCATCAGCTGTCCCGAAACACAGCGGTATACTATCTGGTATATCAATTCTTTTTGAACTACCATCTAAAGTTAAATAAGCTGTATGTCCACCACTACCATCATCAGATAAAAGAATAATATCTTTATCATTAGCTGTTTGTCTTATATATAAATCACCAATATCATTTTGCCAACTACCATTACTACCATCGTGCCATATTGTCATCCCTGGAGTTGATACATTACCAAATGCTGCTTTAACACTAGTTTCAAAATTAATATCTTTGTAAGCTCTATTTTTTACAATACCTCCATCCATACTAAGATATGTAGTATAGCCGCCTGAGCCATCATCACACCTGAAATTAATATCCCCATCATCTGAGTAATTTCTAAACTCCCAATCAGCGCTTCCATCGTGATATATT